TTGCTAACTCATCTAAAAACATAAAAGCATCATTAGCACCTTGCTCTCCGTCTAATAAGATGCTATCTTCTAGGTGTTCTAGGTGAGTATTCTTTGACATCAGAATATCTTTGCAAAAGGACCGTATCTTGTACCTTCTTTCTTTGCCATGAATAACATCTCAGTAGAGAAACTATCTAACTTCTTTTTTGATAGTGATAGTATCAAGGACAACCATGTTATCTGCTGTATTTTTGAGTTAGCAGTCCATGGAGCATCTAACATACTAAATTTTAAATTCTCATAGCATTGAACAGGATCTTTTTCTACTGTGTCACAACCTTTTCTTTGTATAGTAGAGATTTTTCTTATGATATCATCCTTCTGTCTCTCTAATTGATCTACATCCATTGGATAAGATGAGTTATCTTTTGTGTAAGATAATCCAAAATTCTCTCGCATCGTTGTTATCACCAATTCAACAGTTGCTTTACCTAATCTAGCAGCAGTTGCACCCTTTGCGGTAGGTTCGTATTTTAAATTACTAAAATCTGTAGAGTTGTTTCCTTTTATTTGGAAATCATATGTGCTACTACCACCATCTTGGATAATAAATCTGGTGTCTTGTGAACCCATGACTATAGATCCACCCTTATCTGTTTTTGTACCTAAGTTACATTTACTCATTACGTATGTCAACTGAATGTCCTCCAATCTTTTAAAAAATGCGAGTTCGTGATTGACAAACTCTATTTGTGCGGGTTCTCCTTTGCCAACCTTCTTCAAAGAAATGCCAAAGACCATTGGATCTTTAGCATTTTTATGTGCGTTAAAGAGTTGCCTCATTAAGGATTGAAACTGCTCAAAATTTGGAGATGGTTTATTAACTATTTTTTTAATTTCATCTCTTGCTTTTTGCTCATCTCTGATTAACCATATATCAGCAGGATCCCAGTTGTCTTTACCACCCACACCAAATTTTTGATTGACTACATCACTTATAAACTTCATAAAACCTTTCTCACGATTAAATTCTGTAACATTTCTATTACCAATACCATTAGAACCTAATAATGCTTGCTGTTGTTTATAAAAATTCTCTAACCAATCATCATCTACTGTATCTAAACCACCAATATCTTTCCATATCTTATTAATCAATTTCATTGTATAAGTATCTTTTCTAATATCATTTACACTTTTGTATATCTTATTACGTTCTATCCCTGCCTTAAAAATTTCTAGCGATGCAAGTTCCTGCATCTTAGTTATAGTCGCTGCTTGCAACCCATCTGTTTTTTTGGTTGCAGTTAGGTTCACTGGATGACTACCTACCAATCCTTTGAAGGATGTTGAATCTCCTTTATCTACTGCCCTATAAGCAGATTTTATATTCTCTACAGCTTTAGTTTCTGCAAATATGTAGACGGTTTTAGGATTTCCCTTTGCTCCCAGATTAGGCCACTTGAATACATTTGTATTTCCCTGTTCTATAATAAAAAAGTTGTGGTCACCACCCGCATCTAAGAAATCTCTTAATGCTTTCTTGTCGGTGTCATTAGCATACTCTCCCCCTTTACCTACAAGGTTGAGGATTTGCTTCTTTTCTTTTTTTACTTTTCCTGCTGCCATATCAATATTTATTATAGCATATATTATTTAGAATTGCTTCCAATACTGGGGTGATAGTAGTCCACTTTCTGTATCGGTTCTGTGCTTTAGAGTCAGAACAATATCACCCGCAAGACTAATTCGTCTATGTCTTCTAGGTTCAGCAGAAGTATAATGTTCAAGAGAACCAGGAAACATAATGAGATGCTCAGACTGCGGTTTAATACCGTACGTGTCAGTGTTGTAAAGATTTTGTTCATTGGAAAATTTGAAAACGTCCCCAAAGAGTTCATTACTATTCTTTTTATGTAACAGGAGAGGGTCACCAGATGCCTGTATGTAATACACATATGATATGTGAGAACATGAGTGATAATGCATCGGAAATGTTTGACCAGGATCACATATAGTATACCATGTTTTGACAAAATTAATTTGAAATTCTTTTTTGTCTATATTAAAATGTTTTAGATACTCAATGACTGACTTCTTTATCTCTCTGAAGAAGGGTGCTAGTCTAGTGTCCTGATGTATTAAGACTTTACCATTCAATTCACCTGTTATTTTACCTGTAGCATTGTCAAACTTACCATCCTCAAAACTTTTGTAGAGAGATGGTAAAAATCCTGATATTTTCTTCTCATATATTGAGAGAGGAAATATCTGATGAACATTAAAGGTCGTCTGCTGCACGGTTTTCTGAATCACTAATGTCAAAGTGACCGCCAGGATATCTTTTCTCTAATTTCTTGACGTTTCTCTCTAGAACCTCTTCAAAACTGATGTCTAGTGCCATGCATGCTTGTGCTACGTACCACATAACGTCACCCAACTCAATAATAAGATGTTCTCTATTGTCGCTGTTCCAAGGCTTACCTTGGAAGACCATCTTCTTAACGATCTCCAAAAACTCTCCAGACTCAGCAGCAAGGCCAACACCAGAAGTGGTAAGACGTTCAATATTGGCACCCTTTCTGTCAAGTTCAACCAGACGATCAGCAAGATAGACAAAATCTTTAGAACTATCGGATGTGACAGCATCGACAAACTTCTCGTATCGTTTAAAATCTACAGTCATTTTCACTCTCCAAGACGATGAATAACAGGTTTTTCGTGTAGTAGTATTTTATATAGCAAACTATTTTCTGCACAAGATACAGGTTTGAATTCCTCTGCTGCATTGAATCCATCATATCGTTTTGCTTGATTGATTACTATAGATCCCTCTTCTCCAGACACAGATCTATGCCAAGTTTTTGCAGGAATTATAAGTGCACCACTGTGCACATCTAACCTTACTATGTGATACGGATATTTCCATGTATTATTGACTAGTTCAAAGGTTCTTTCACCTTGAACTACTCTGTTGTAATCATCTTGGAACTCATGTATATAAAATTGTTTTGCTCCTACTCCATCATCAGGTGGTGATATAGCAGCACCAGTATGCACCACTAAATCTGCTGCATTTGATTCATCAACTGATATATCATAGAAGATAACATCTTCTGTCTCACGAAACACTCTGTGTTTCTTAAAATGAATGTCACTCATACTTTTAATTGTGCAAATTTTTTCGACATCTCATCCTTATCTGGTATTTCGATGTCTTGATTAGCGTCAGTAATACCTTGTTGTGCTGATTGCTCTACATCATATAGTCTCATCTTGGCACGATCAATCCCTACAACGAACCTCTTGTTAATAGTAGGATCATTGTATCTATTCTTGAGTTGTTTGACCATTATTTGACTGATCTCTTCCAACTCTTCAGTAGATATAAGAGCGAACATAAGATCAGCAGTTGCAGGAAGACCGAAGGACTCACTTGTATCAGTAAGATCGACATCACTACTACCATAGCCAGAACGAGTCGTCTGAGTAGCGGAGACGATAGGTACGCAAGCCTCAACCGCAAGCCCACGGAGCTCTTCCGCAATCGCTTTAATATAGGAATACGAATTAACATTGCCTAGTTTAGAGTATCGGGATGATGCACAAATATTTAGATAATCTATGTATATTATATCAGGTTTAAATGATTTTTTCAAGGCCAGATCATTTAATAATGCTCTAAAGTGACCTACATGTGCTGATGCTGTAGGATATTCTTTGATGACTAGTTTACCTTGTGTCTTCTTAGATATACTGGTTACCTTATTCTCAAACATAATTTTAGGTAACTCAGTAATATTCTGTATATCACAGTTCAATAGATTAGAATCTATCCTTTCGGCAATCTTTTCTTCTGCCATCTCAAGTGTAATGTAGAGAACATTTTTATTTTGTAATAAAGCAGAAGAGGCACAGTGACACATAAACAAAGACTTACCCACACCAGTCCCTGCAAGAGCAACATTGAGAGTCTTGTTAGGAAGACCACCTTTTGTAATCTTGTTGAAGAATTCCAGATCAAACGGAATCTTCTCTTCTTTCTGATGATAGAAGTCGTATCGTTCTTCGTAATCTTCAAGGTAATCGTGACCTATATGGTTATCGAATGTAACTGCTAATGCTTCAGATAATATACTTGGTATAGCACCCGCTGCTCTTTGCTCATCATTGCCCTCTGCAATCTTAATAGATGACAT